CTTAATAGGAATATAAAACTTATGGCGAAGAACATTTTAGTATTAGAAGGGAAAGCATCTTGGGCAAAAGTATTTGAACCTGATACAAAGTTTAACCCTCTGGGTGACTACAGTATTAATTTACAAATGCCTGAAGCAGATGCAGTAACAATGTGTGAGAAATTAGAGGGACTAATTCAAGAGACTTTTAAGAAAGCGGTAAAAGAAAAACCACCTCTTAAAAACTCTCTGACCACGCAAGATGTTATGTCAGTAGTATATGACAGAGAGACAGGAGACCCTACAGGAGATGTAGAGTTTAAATTTAAACTGAAAGCTAAAGTCCAAAAGAGAGATGGTAGTTGGTATGAGCAAGAGCCTGTTGTGCTTGATGCGAAGAAAACACCACTTACAGGTGACACGCTGATTGGTAATGGTTCAAAAGTTAAGGTGGCATTCGAGCCTATCCCTTACGTAATGCAATCAACCAAGAAGGTAGGTGTGTCTCTACGACTGAAAGCAGTACAGGTAATAGATTTAGTTGAGTATGGTAACTCAGCTACAAGTGTGTTTGATGAAGAAGATGGCTTCGTAGCCCCCTCCGCTTCAGCCAATGATTCATCAACAACTGAGGTCTTTGCAGATGCCGCTGACTTCTAGATCGACCCTAGAAGAACGTGTGCAAGCAGACCTTGATTACCGTGGGATAGCTTATGAGTATGAACCTTGTAAGCTACCCTACACGGTAACTAGAAACTACATACCTGATCTTAAGATTGGAGATGTCTATATCGAGGTTAAGGGTTACTTTCGTGCAGAAGCACAGCGCAAGATGCGTAATATGAAAGAGCAACACCCAGAGTTAGACATACGGTTCTTATTCCAACGGAACAACAGCCCAGTACAAGGCGCAAGGAAACGTAAAGATGGTACGAAGATGACTTGTGGTGAGTGGGCAGAAAAACATAACTTTATTTACGCAGAGGGGATGATCCCTGATGAGTGGTTCAGTTGAGTCTCCCTGTGTCCGTAAATGTAAACTTAAAGATAAACGCTGTGAGGGGTGTGGGAGAAGTTTGGAGCAGATCAAGCACTGGATTTCATATACCCCAGAACAGCAAAAGAAAATCATCGAGGACTTAAATGGAAAATCAGGAGAGTGAATTTATTATGCACACTCCATGTAGTAAGTGTGGTTCATCAGATGCAAACAGCTTGTACTCTGATGGTCACACCTACTGCTTTAATTGTAAAACTTATGGGCAATCCCAAGAGGAGGTCAGATTGATAGAGAACGCAGTAAAAGACACGATATTCAAAACAGGGTCTTATCAACCGTTGGTTAAAAGAAACCTATCGGAAAAGACCACAAGGTTTTGGGATTATCAGGTAGCAGATGGAATGCACGTAGCAAACTTCAAGGATGCTGATGGCAACACAGTAGCACAGAAGCTACGATACCCTGATAAAACTTTTGCTGTAGTAGGTGATTTAAAGAAAGCTGTATTGTTTGGACAGAACCTTTGGCGAGATGGTGGTAAAAGCTGTGTCGTTGTAGAAGGTGAGTTAGATGCACTATCCATGTCTCAGGCTTTTGATAACAAGTGGGCAGTTGTCTCTATTAAGACAGGTGCGGCAGGTGCAGTTAAAGACATTAAAAAATCTATTGAATGGTTAGAGAAGTTCGATCAGGTTGTCTTTATGTTTGACCAAGATGATGTAGGTAAGAAAGCAGCACTAGAGTGTGCGGCACTACTATCACCACGCAAAGCTAAGATTGCCAAGCTACCACTCAAGGATGCGAGTGAGATGGTACAGGCTGGCAGACAGTCAGAACTGATTGATGCGTTTTGGTCAGCAAAAGAGTTTGCCCCTGACGGTATCATCAATGGTGAAGATTTATGGGAAGAAGTATCAGTTGAGAAACACGTACACACTGTAGAGTATCCTTATCAAGGACTTAACAACAAGATAGGCGGTTGTCGTTTAGGTGAAATTGTAACTGTTACGGCTGGTTCAGGTTTAGGTAAGTCACAACTCACAAGAGAGTTTGCTTACCACCTTCTTAATGAAGGAGCTACGATAGGATATGTAGCACTCGAAGAATCTAGCAAACGTACAGCACAGGGACTTATGTCCTTACACCTAGGTAAGCCAGTCCATCTTGAAGAAGTCCCAACAGAAGAGCTTAGAGAAGCCTTTGATGCGACTCTCGGTACAGGGCGTGTGTTTATGTATGACCATTGGGGATCGACTGAGAGCGAGAACCTATTGGGTAAGATTAGATACCTAGCAAGAGGATGTGGTTGTCAGTACATTATACTGGATCACATTAGTATTGTTGTTTCAGGCATCGAGGGTGGAGATGAGAGACGAATCATTGACAACATGATGACCAACTTACGGTCACTAACTGAAGAATTAAATATCGGATTGATTGTCGTATCTCATTTACGTAGACCTAGTGGTGACAGGGGACATGAAGAAGGGCAGTTAACTTCATTATCCCAGTTACGAGGTAGTGCGGCTATCGCACAACTAAGTGACATAGTAATTGGCTTAGAACGTAACCAGCAAGATGCTGAGACTTCTAATGTAACAACCGTCCGTATCTTAAAGAACAGATGGTCAGGTGATACAGGTGTAGCAGGGCAGCTTCACTATTCCACCGCAACAGGGCGTATGTCAGAGGAATTTGATGTACCATTTTAATCACTCCAGCGAGAGGATATATGTTAATATTCGATATTGAAACAGATGGGTTACTGAATGAAGTAACAAAGGTACATTGTATTGTAACGCAGTGTACGAGGACAGGAGTCCAGTGGAAGTTTTTTGGTAACACACTAAAAGAAGGTGTTGCCTTACTAAGAGAAAGCCCTGAGATTGGTGGACACAATGTCATAGGTTATGACCTACCAGTATTGAAAAAGTTATATGACTTTGATTACAAAGGTGAAGTGTTTGACACCCTAGTGGCTTCTCGGTTGATCTATCCCAATATGAAAGAAAAGGATATGCTCAAGAGAACAGTCGATAATAGATTGATTGGTTCGCATTCCCTTAAAGCTTGGGGGCAACGCCTTAACTACAACAAAGGCGCATTCGGTGAACAAGAAGATGCTTGGACAGAGTTCACACCTGAGATGCTAGAGTACTGCGCTCAGGATGTTGCACTGAATGTAAAGTTATATGAATTAATACAACGTAAACGTTATCCTGAAGAACCTATGAGGTTAGAGCATGAGATGGCTACCTTGTTATTGCAACAGGAGAACATAGGCTTTCCCTTTGATGTGGAAGCTGCACAAAAGCTTTACACGCAGTTGTCTGCACGTAAGCAGCAAATAGAAAATGAATTAGTTGAGACCATAGAGCCAACTATCATAGAATTAAAAACGAAAACAAAGACCATACCCTTTAACCCTGCATCACGACAGCAGATTGCAGACAGGTTAATGAAGAAGGGTTGGACACCAAAGGAACACACTCCATCAGGAGAGCCGAAAGTTGACGAAAAAATCTTAGCGGGAATTGATATGCCCGAAGCTAGGTTGTTGACAGAGTTCTTAATGCTAAACAAACGACTAGGACAATTAGGTAATGGTAAACAAGCATGGCTCAAGCTTGAGAAGAAAGGACGAATACATGGGCGCGTTAATCACATGGGTGCTGTTACTTCTAGGTGTACACATAGTGATCCTAATGTCGCTCAAGTGCCAAGTGGAACAGCCGCCTTTGGGGAGGAATGTCGCAAACTATTTCATGCCCCGAAGGGTTACACCTTGCTGGGGGCAGACGCTAGTGGTTTAGAGCTACGTTGTCTTGCTCATTATATGTCAAGGTATGACGGTGGTAAGTACGGTAAGGAAATCTTAGAAGGTGATATACACACAGCGAACCAACTAGCTGCGGGGTTACAGACTCGTCCACAAGCAAAGACATTTATATATGGCTTCTTGTACGGAGCAGGTAACGAGAAGATTGGAGAGATCATTGGTAAGGGTAAGAAGGAAGGCGGGCAAATTAAGAAACGCTTCCTAGCCAAGACCCCAGCTCTCAAGAAGTTAACCGATGCAATTAAGCTACGGTTAGAAACACAGCATGGTGAAAAGTTTATTAAAGGTTTAGATGGTAGGCTCATACCTATCCGTCACCCCCATGCGGCATTAAACACATTACTTCAATCAGCAGGGGCTATCGTGTGTAAGTTTTGGTACGCAACCATCGAGAAGATGATACGTGCTAAAGGCTACACAACCGAAGAAGTTTCGATAGTGGCGTTTGTTCACGATGAAGTTCAAATCATAGTTAAGGAAGGCTTGGAGGATGACATAGGTGCGATCACTAAAGAAGCAATTAAAAAGACAGAACAACAGTACAATTTCAAATGTCCTCTCGACTCGGAGTTCGATGTCGGCAGAAGTTGGGCGGAAACTCACTAGTCCTAGTAGGCTTGGTGATTTAGCAGAGTTCTATGCAATGACTTGGTTATGGGATGAAGGCTTTGAAGTATTCTACAACGCTGGTTCAACAGGAGCGGTGGACATAATAGGAATTAAAGACGGGGAAGTTTACTTGTTTGATGTGAAGATGAATAGAGAAGGAAAGAAGAAAGGCAGCTATGCTGGTGCTAGGACACCACTTCAAAAGAAGTTGGGTGTACAGTTTCTTCTCTTTGATCCTGACACACGCAAGCTCCGTTTACAAAAACATAGAGTGTGAACATGGAAAATACTTTTTTAAATATCTTAATGGTTGGCAGCTTTGCTTTTGTAAGCGTAGCTCTCGGTCTTAAGTGGAGCATACAATGTCTTGTTGACTACCGTATGGCGAGGCATGGCATGAAGATGCTTAGGGAAATGGACATAGTAGAGGATGAAGAAGATGAAGAAATCTAGGACACTTTTAGTAGACGGAGATATTGTTGCTTACAGGTCTGCAACTGTAGCAGAGACTCCTATTGATTGGGGTAATGGTGTGTGGACACTACACGCCCATGAGAAGGAGGTCATAAGTTCGATGGAGGACTTCATGGCTAAGATCATTGAAGAGTCTGGGTGCGATAAAGTCATCATGTGTTTGTCTGGTGACAAGCTCTATCGTAAGGACGTAGCTCCTTATTACAAAGCTAACCGCAAAGGCACACGCAAACCTATGCTTTTGAATTTTGCTAAAAAATATTTAGCGGATAAATACAATGGCAAAGTTGAGGACAAGCTAGAAGCTGATGACCTTTTAGGAATATTAGGTAGTGCGGATAAGAACACAGTCATCTGGTCTATAGACAAAGACCTGTTAACGATCCCTGCTTACCACTTACTAGATGGTAAAGTTGTAGAGGTCGATGAGGAAGAAGCAGACTACTGGTTCTTGTATCAGACCTTGGTAGGTGACTCGACAGATAACTACAAGGGTTGCCCTACTGTTGGAGCTAAGACAGCGGACAAGTTACTACAAGAGAACGGTGCTACATGGCAGACCGTTGTTGATGCCTTTGCAGATAAAGGTTTAGGCGAAGAAGTAGCAATAGAGAACGCAAGGCTGGCACGTATACTGCGTGACGGAGAATATAATTTTGAAACAAAAGAGGTTAAGTTATGGATGAGGTAAATGATCCCATAAACAATCCCGCTCATTACAACGAGGGGAAGATTGAAACAATAGATTACATTGTAGATGTGTTGGGAGAGTTTGACGCTATCCACTATTGTCACGGTAACGTACTAAAGTACACAAGCACTCGTCTATGGACAAAGGGCAAACCAATACAGGATGCTAAGAAAGCTGTTTGGTATTTAAACAAAATGATTGAACTAATGGAAAAAACAAAAGGGGAGAACTGGGAATGAGTAATGAATTAGGAGGGGCATCGTATGAACAAATATCAGGGATGTTTGAAGGGTTTGATTGGTATCAAAGTAAGTGTGCTGCCACAGCTATCTTTCCAAAAGACTCAGCGTTAGTGTATCTAACAATGGGTCTAGCAAGTGAGGCTGGTGAAGTAGCGGGCAAGGTGAAGAAAAAGATTAGAGACGGAGAGCCAGCTAACTTTAAAGATCAACTAGCATCAGAACTAGGAGATGTGTTCTGGTATCTAGCTATGTTGACAGATGAAGCAGGGCTGAACCTTAGTGACATAGCATTTAATAACTTAAATAAACTATACAAGCGTAAGATTAAAGACACGCTTAAAGGTTCAGGAGATAACCGATGAAAGAATACTGCGACTGCTGTGACCAAGAATTTGAAATAGAAAATTTAACAGATCAACCAGAGTCAGGCGAAGAAGGTTTAGTCTGTCTTAACTGTTATGACTCAATCTCTGACATTATGAGCGAGGGTTAGTAATGGATTCATATCAACAGTACATACACAAATCACGTTACGCTAGATGGCGAGAAGAAGATAATAGAAGAGAGACTTGGAAAGAAACTGTACAGCGTTACATAGACTTCTGGTTAGAGCGTGGACAGATAGACGATAAACTTGCTAAGGAATTGTTTAGTGCAATACACAAGCAAGAGATCATGCCATCCATGCGTTGTCTTATGACAGCGGGTGATGCACTCAAGCGTGATAACATGGCAGGGTTTAACTGTAGCTACATAGCAGTCGATAACCCCAGAGTATTTGATGAGATATTATATGTATTAATGTGTGGCACAGGCGTAGGGTTCTCCGTAGAGAGACAGTCTGTTGCTAAGTTACCAATTATAAGTGAGGACTTTTATGAAACAGAAACTACAATCCATGTGGCAGACAGTAAGATTGGCTGGGCTAAAGCTTTCCGCGAACTTGTTAGTTTATTATATTCAGGTCAAGTTCCTACTTGGGATATATCAAAACTCAGGGCGAAAGGCGAACGTCTCAAAACTTTTGGCGGTAGGAGCAGTGGTGCTGATCCTTTGGTTCGGCTCTTCGAGTTTACTGTTGCCACCTTCAAAGGGGCTGCTGGTAGAAAGCTCACTAGTATAGAATGCCATGACATTGTTTGTAAGGTTGCTGAGATTGTTGTCGTTGGTGGTGTGCGTAGGTCTGCTCTCATCTCTCTATCTAACTTGTCTGATGATCGTATGCGTCATGCGAAGTCTGGGAATTGGTGGGAGACACAAACGCAAAGAGCCTTGGCAAACAACAGTGCCGTCTACAATGAGAAGCCAGAGTACGAAACCTTTTTGGAAGAATGGGTAGCACTTTATAAATCTAAAGCTGGTGAACGTGGTATCTTCTCCCGTACTGCTGCAAAGAAACAAGCAGAGAGAAATGGACGAAGGGATGTAGGCTACGACTTTGGGACAAACCCTTGTAGTGAGATTGTACTGCGCTCGGCACAGGTATGTAACTTGTCTGAGATTGTAGTACGTGCAGATGACACTGAAGAATCACTAGAGCGTAAGACACGACTGGCTACAATACTAGGAACACTTCAGTCAACTCTAACAGACTTTAGGTATGTACGTTCTATATGGAAGAACAACACACAAGAAGAATGTTTGCTTGGTGTAAGTATGACGGGCATCATGGATCACAAGTTGTTATCAGGTAAGGGTAGCCTCGTCACGCTAAAGGCTATGCTAGAGAAGCTGAAGAAGATTGCGGTACAAACTAACAAATCATTCGCTGCTGAGTTAGGTGTTAACCAATCAACAGCTATTACGTGTGTGAAGCCATCAGGTACAGTGTCTCAATTAGTAGACAGTGCTAGTGGTATTCATGCAAGGTTCTCTCCTTATTATATAAGACGAGTACGAAGCGATGGTAAAGACCCTATCTCTGCCTTCCTAAAAGATGCGGGTGTGTCGTGGGAGAAGGATGTAATGAACACAGAGAACTATGTGTTTGACTTCCCTGTGAAAGCACCAAAGGGTGCAACCTGTGTTAGTGAGCTTAATGTACAACAGCAGTTAGATTTGTGGGAGATATATCAGGAGCATTGGTGTGAACATAAACCTAGTGTGACTATATATTACTCTGATGATGAGTTCCTTGCAGCAGGGCAATGGCTATGGGAACGACTAGACAGTTGTTCAGGCATTAGCTTCCTACCACGTACTGACCATGTGTATGCTCAAGCTCCTTATGAAGCTATAGATAAGGACAAGTATATGGAACTGAAACGAGAGACCCCATCAGAGATTGATTGGGACAGGCTTGGAGACTATGAAAAAGAGGACACCACTACTGGAACTCAGGAGTTGGCTTGCTCGTCAGGTTCATGCGAAATATAGAAATTGGATAACGGTGTTGGAGGTAGTAACGTGCCTCCACATCATCGCTAACGTCTGGCTACATCTACCGTAACTACTGGGCTGGCTCTAACCTTCCCCTATAGAGAGTAATTATGAAAAACAATATA